ATGAGGCGATTTGTTTATGGGTTCATCTGTGGCTTTTTGGTTGCGGTGTGTGTTGTTTATGTCTTTGGCTTTCCCTTTTCCCTAAATCTTATTTCAAGTCAGCCTCAGCCAGAAATTGATATGTATAAGAGGATTCAAGAGGAAATACCTAACGGTTACTCAATTCTTACGTATGACTGGACTGTATGGTTCAAAACATTCAAAGACTCCGGAGGAATTCTCACAAAAATGGACACATGGGAGCAGTTCAAAGAAAGTTATAGACAATCTATCGGCGGACTGCCTATAATGCTGGATCAGGAGAACCATGTAGTTTGGTTCAAGGGTTCAGCAAACCAAGCTGTTTACTACGAATATTAATGCAGGATATATCACTTAATCAAGCCAGCTTGCTTCCCTGCTAAGTTTCTTTTGCCTTTTCACTCCACCGATGGGTTTAAAGTATTCTTGCAGGCATTTTTCTGAACAGATGTAGGTTTTGACTATGGCCTTGCTGAACAGAACCTTGTCGGTTTCTTTGCCGCAAACCACACATTTACCCATAATATAGAGAAGACTGAACTCAAAGACTTTAACATAGGGCGCATTATGAAAATTCTTTTGAACCTTGCGTGCTCATATTTAGCAGAGAAGTTCGAGAGTCTTGGAGGGTTAATGTCATCTTGAGGCAATTTATAGAAGTCAAAAATGCTCTTTTGCGTTATTATTCAGAATCGCAAACCTCTCAGGGTGCTCGTCTGATTGGTTTCGTAGTAGCCCTGCTTACCTTCTTGCAACTGGTTCAAGTCGGTGGATTGCTTTCTAAAATCTTGTTTATTGGCATCTTCGGGCTAACAGTTTACATTGTTCGCTCAATATTCCGATTTGCGGTTTTTGGTATGCTCTGCTCAAGTTTAATCTCCATTTCGCCAAAAGATCTTAAGGAATCTCAAAACATTCACTTGGCAATTCATTATGCTGCGATAGGCAAAATAGAGAGCATAAGAATATATTTGATTTTTAGGCTCAGTTGGTTCATTTCGGTTCAAAGAGAAAAGGCAGAAACGTGGAAAGGTTGGGCAATGTCTTTTTTCCTTGCTTCTGTTGCGAATGCCTTTTTTCTATGTTTATCAGGGTAGAATCTTGTGCATATTTTGATTGTGGCAGGCTTGTGGCCGATGTTCACCAAATCCTATGCATGTTTTAGTGGCAACGTGGGTGATTAGCTTGATTCTGGCATCTTCTTGTAGTTTCTTCTGTCTCCTATCCACGCTACTTGAATTAATGATTCATTCTGAAGCAGACTTCAAATCCTCATTGATGAGTCGTAACTAATTTAGGGAATTTAATTCGTTTTTTATCCGTCGATGACTCGTAGGCGCAATAGCATGGCTTTCAAATTCCACCAAGTATTGCGCGAATGTATAGAGAATGGGTTGCGCTACGTTGTGGGAGAGAGCGGTATGAAAGCCGTTCTCTTCCGCATCGAGTCTGGACAATTCATCGACAACCCGGAAGGATTTCACAGAGACCTATACCTAATCTTCAATGATGGTGCTGTAGCTCTTGAGAAGGTCATTATAAGGGAGCTCTTCCGAAGGCTAAGCCTTCCCTATGAAGAGAGAGGCGATTTTGACTTCGCCACGTATGTTAATCAAGCAAAGGAGCTCTTCATAGCAAATCGAAGGGAGATTGCGTTAGCATTAGTGAAGGAGAAGATTAGTGAGTAGATTGCTTTCATCAGAGTTCAAAGGAGATAGAGATACCTTGCAATTAAAGGGGTCGTGTGCTCCGCGCATGTCTTAATCTTTTAGTTTTATCTGATGTAGTCCTGCTATGTGTGCTATCAGCTTGATTCTGGCCCGAAATTCTGTGTCAGCTGAGAATGTTTGACCGCACCCTTCACAAGGGCAGCTCACTACGTACATTGGGTTCACTCGCTACATCCGGCACATATGTGATATTTGGCATATTCTGCACTTATGTGGTTTTGAGCTCTGCTTCGATGTCGGTTGTGAAGTCTTTGGCTGCTGTCGTCTTGATCTTCTCAATTGCCTTGTCAATCTCAGCGAGAGCCTTCTCGAGTTGAGTTATGTCCTTGACGTTTGACAGAATCATCCTCGCCCAGGCAAGGGCTTGAAACGCTCCTCTAACGTACTCTTTCAATGCATACATCACCTGCAATCTTCGGAGTCGATTCCGAGCCTATTTAAAAGCAAGTTCGGAACGGATTCCGCGTAGAATGGACTGTGAGACGCGGGTGAAAGTGATTAACCTTGGACTTCTTGGAGGAAATGACTGAAACTGAGTGCAGGCTCGTTTTTCCAAAACAGGTAGGCTTTGGGTTGTGCCAGAATGCTGAGGGTTTGGAGCATTTTTGCCAGGCGCTGCTCGTCTGCCCGGTTGAGAGCTGCATCAAACTCTTCTTTGCTGGGCAAGGGTTTGTGACTGGACATTAGACGGCGGCGATAGATGTTGTTGTTGAAGCCGAATTCTCGCAGAATCTCCTTGGCTTTGGCCATCAATTCAGGATCTTGCTGAAGTTTGTGGGCGTTGTAGGTTTGGCTGCTGAGGAAGACGGGATTGAAACCCAACTGCTCGAGTTTAGCTATGGCCTTGAGCATGCGGCGGTCCGGCGTTGACTCCGCGACCTTCCGCATTCCAGCATGCTCAAAAAATGGGTTGTACTTGGCCATGACAGCGATGCTTTCAACGTAAGGCCTACCGCACTTGAGCAGCGTGTCCTTAACGAGTTTAGCCCCCAAGCCCATCGTGCGATATTTGGGATGAACCACGACGCGGCTGATCAGACTCCAATCGCGGTTGAGCTCCTGCAGCAAGACCTGACGGCCGAGAGCCAAGAGGCGTCCGAGCGCGATCCAGCCTGGCGAGCGATAAACGATGGCGCCGACTGTTTCATCGCCGCGCTTCAAAGCGAAGACCTTGTGTACCACGGGAATCTTGGAAGAATCTCGGTAATGGAAACCTGCAAGCTCTTCATAATCCTTCAGGCTGGCTTTTACTACGCACATCTCCTTCGTTAGACTGCATTCCTTGGCTGGCTTGTTATCGTAGTAATCGATTGTGATCTCTTTCCCGAACCGCTTATGAATGTGCACCGCAGGATGTAGGTCCTCAAAGAGATCTATGTGCGTTGTGGCTGCCAGGACAGCGCGGCCGTGCGTTCGAGCCTGCTTCTGCAAGTTGAACGCTACGATTTTGGCTGTGTCGCGGTCCAAGGTAGCTGCGAATTCATCAAGGATCCACCACTGAGCGCCTGATTCAATGAGTTTGGCTATTCGATATCGGTATTTCTGGCCGTCGCTGAGCTCCCTGTACCTGCGCACGAAGAGAAAGGCGTCGTTTAGGCCAACTCGAGAGAGCAGCTCGAGGCCTTCTTCAATGGTCTTGCCCACGGTGTCGATCAGCGGCTTGTCCTGGTCCACTTCGACGTCGGCTATGTTGATGACGCTGCCTAACTCAGGATTCTCTTGTATATCCTTTGAGATAGCTTTAAGCAATACCGATTTGCCGCTGCCAGATTCGCCAGTGATGTAAACGATGTCTTGAGGTCCAATTTTGAGCTCAACGTTGTCGCAGATCAGGAACTTTCTGTACTCGTCCACGCCGAGACCGAACGCCTCTGAAACCGCTATCGTACGTGGTGTAATCTCTGTGGCTGTTTCATACGCGATGTCAACGATAAACTTGCCTTCTCGCTTGTCATAACGACGAGCATGCTTAGTGATCTCGAAGTATTCGCGGCGCCTTCTCAACTCGGGATCACCTGAACAAACGGTTCAGGTACAGCTCCAGTGCTGGCCACACATGCAAGGGCAATCGACCAAAAGCGGTCATCGTGAGTTCCTTGAGGATGCGAGAAAACGTAGATCTCTGAGCCAGGTCTTTGTTCCCACTGTATTACGTTTAGTTCAGCCTGAACATCCATATCAAGTGGCAACTCAAACTGACGTCTGGCCTCTTCACCCGGCAACGCTTTATCACTTTCTCGCACAGACATCATTTTCTGCTTCAAGTAGCCAGCCATACCGTGCTTTGCCGGCAAACTGAAATCGATGCCTTTGAGCCCAGGGAACTCACATTTCTTGATTTCTTCATCCATACCCAGAGTGCCACTATGGTCGTAGTAAACTGCTTGGACATGCTTCCAGCGGTCGCAGAGTGATTTGATGTAGGCCATGTGATTGACGTAGGGAGTGCCGAGCGGAAACTGTTTGCAGTGAACCAACGCGAGAACATCTTTTCTCTTGTCAACTACAGAGACCACACCAGGATCTCTCTCACGGCCAAGGTCCCAACCGATGTAGAATTCGCCATCAATATTCTCCTCAAATTGAGTGAAGCTCATCTCATCATTCTGGCATTTTATGATTAGGCTGCTGGGCAAGAAGGCAGTTTCATCGTCAACGAAACTGCATTCCATTTCTCGCTTCCATCTCCAGGTTTCGCCCGTGTATTGCTCTCGCATAATCTCGACTTGCTTTGGATCAAGCGGACCCTTAGGTTTCAGGACGTCTTCCCATATGCGAAAGTACCGAGGCGGATCGTGTTTAGCAGGATCAATCTTGCATGGTTTGGTAATGCATCGGTCGTGAATGTTGCCGCTGAACGTTTTGAAGTTTTGATCATAGCACATTTTCCAATAGATGCTATCTTTGTTCCAGGGAGTGCTGGCCACGTTGATGTAGAGTTTGCGAGTCAGCGTCATGGGCAAGAGGGCGCTAAGCCACAGATCCCGGTCCTTGCGAATGAAGTTCATTTCGTCAATGCTGATTTTTGCGGGTCCATGCCCACGTATCGTGAAGGGTTCAGGCACTTCAGCAAGTATCTTGGAGCCATTCCGAAACCTGATTATTGTTTGCAACTGCTCAAGTATGAGACTCTCATAAACATCTTTATCCATACGAGCCAAATGCTCATGCAAGCCACCTTCTCCTTGAAAATAAATCTCCTTTATCTGCTGATACTTGGGCATTATGACAAGGATTGTAGCGTTTGGATGAACCGCGGCATAATGTATATCGCTCCCGCTCATAACAGTAGTTTTGCCAGCTCGTCTGCACCAACGGATAACTTTTAGCGCTGAAGGATCGAGAAGGAGATTAGCTTGATAGGGAAAAGGCTTGATGTGCAGAATTTTCTCGAAGAATTCAACAGGGTCCTCTGGGATCTTCAGCCCTTTGAGTTTCTGCTGTCGCTCCCACTCCTGCCTAAGCCCTTTTATTCTCTTTTCCACGCTGCTCATGGATTAACTTCTCCAATTCCTCAAGTTCAGCAGAAACCTTGGCGTTATCGAAACCTCTGGCTATATTCGCTAAGATTTGGCTAATGTACGCCGCGATACGAGCCCATTCTTGCTGCCGCTTACCTTTCCGACCGCTTGACGCCAAGGCCTGCTCCTGCGCCATCTCAAACAAGGCTTGAAGCTGAAAAATGAGGTTACTGCGTACCTTCTGAGTGTCACCATCAAACCTTTTACGAATCTTCGCAGTCCGCTGGGCAATCTTCCGCAGACCCCCCCTCCCTTTTTCCATAGTTTGACAAATATGATCCAAATATGTTCACCCCCTTTGTGTTAAGAAAACGCCTACAACCGTGCCACTGGTTCCTGTGATGGCTGCGAATATTTCGCTGTTCCATGTACGTAGTATGAGGAGGTGAGCAATCTCTAAAACAATCAAGCCGACGAGAAAGACCAGGGCAAAATAGAGACCATATAGAAGTCTGGCGGACGGTGGAAGCTCGATGACCTCGATTTTTCCGCCACGTCGACGCCTGTATTCCCTACGGGTTAGGGCCAGTTTCAGGCTCTTTTTCAGACCCAACGGATTTTCACCAGCCGCTTGTGCCATCCACCCTTAGGAATGCGAATACGATACTTCTTCAATTCATCTCGAATGGTTGGAAATATCTTCTGCAGATGCTGAGGCTCAATGAGAATGATGTATTCGATCAACTCTATGGGTATGCGGTCAGCTTCCCACTCGCCAGGATCACTCAGCTTAGACTTGCCCAGGATGAGGTGCTGCCGCTTGAGACCCTTAACGCCGAGAAAGTAGCCGATAGCCCAAATCGGATTGTCGTAGGCAGCTGGAACCTCGGGAAGGCGCCCTTTATCTATGCTGGCGTCAAACCATTTGCAGAGAATCAAATCGCCAGGATGTAGATCTTCAATCTTAACTTGCTTGTTCAATGGCTTGTGGTCCTCCGCGTTCTTTCGATGATCTCCAGTATGCCTATACTCTCCCAATTTTGTAGCGAGCGACATTCGCAGCTTTGCTTCTGAGAGCATATAGATAGTCTGCCAAAAGTGGCGGTTCCTTACCTAATTCAAGGGTTATTTCCAAAGTCTGAGTTTCTGCGATAAGCCGGTATTCAACAGGACCGACATGATAATAACCGTCAACATTCTCATTTGGCAACGTGACCCAGATTTTATCAGCCGCCAGGATTGGTGTGGTTCCGTAATCGATGACATCGCTCGTGACCCGAATGTAGTCTATTGGGCTGCTGAGATAGTCGTAGAGCGCCTTTGCCCGGAGTAAACATTCGTTGTCAGTATGCAATTCTTCGTCAGTTTCAGCCAATTCTCGGGACCCTGAACCATAAGTCGCACTCCAACGAGCACTATTGAAGAATAAGTTGTCAACCCAAAAGCTGCCTGTGCCGCTGCCGCTAAACCACATATCCCACATGATCTCGTTAATGACTGCCCAGTTAAAGCCTGCTTCAACTGATTGCCATTCATTTTCGTATTTTTTTCCAACATTGAACTTTTGCATGAACCACTTGTCAGCGGCGATCTGAAACTCCCTTGCAGCTTGCTTGCCCGCATTATCTTTAAGTCTAAGCGTAACTTGTCCACTGAAAGCTGACTCACGTCTAATTTGGAATTGTAAGGAAGGATATTTGTTGAGGTCAGGCTGCCAACCGGAAGGAATGATTAATCGAAGCTGACCATAAATATCCGCCGTGCTCGTCGTATGTTTAATCGAGTATGAGCCAACAGCCTTTGTGGCGCCGTCAAGAGAAACGCTTCCCGTGCCTGTACCGCTCACCCAATCGTTTATAGAATCACTGTTGATGTCAAGCGTCTCAGTCCAAGAGTCGCCGTCGATCGGATACTTTTTCTCAGCTGCACCATAAACAAAAATCTTATCTCGCTTGCGGAAAATGCTTTTCCGATATTCACTAACATCTAATCGTTCGGATAAGCTAACAGAGGAAGTCTTACTATTACGTTGAAAAAACTCGAATTTGCCATCAGGCGCCACTCGAAAGTCGAACCCTATGACACCAGCTTTGTCAGCTGTCTTAGCAATAAACTTGAGAATGTCGAAAACAGGCGTGTTCTCATATTCCAGCTTCGTGTACGTGGTGTCTGTGTTCTCGACCAGCTCAGTTGAGTCACGCACATGGCTTAAACCAACAAAGTAGTCAATGATATCTTTAACAATGGCTTCACCTTTTTGATTCTCATAGGTTTTGGTGACGACTCTGCGAAAGAGGCGTTCTCCCCAGCAACGGCCTAAGACACGTAGATAGTTTTCACCACGGGAATCAGAGAGCGCCTTAATCTCTTCAACGGTGATTGTTGCGAGAGTTGGGCAGTTTGCGCCCCTGCCAATGCTTATGCTTCCATTATCACCCACGTTGATTGGATAGGTTCCGCCTGGACTGTACTTTTTGTCGAAATTCTGCAGCAAACACTCAAAACTGCTGACCTCGTCTGTGCAGCCTAAATGAACCTTCAGCTCAATAACATCGCCTTGAGGCGGAGTCACGGAGCCGAAAACAACCGCGCAAACAGGTAGGGCTACGCTCAATATTCAACGCCTCGCCGGTAATACTCTTCCTCGCCAGCTCGTCTAATTGACCGGCCAGGCGCCTTCGCAAGTTCTGCATTATACTCGGATTGTGCTGCAGCTGCGTCTCTGGTAGTGGAAGCCAGCCAAGCCATGTACGCTGCAGTCGCAACAATCAGGCCCACACCCAGGGTTAGCAGAGCGATTTTCATAGCTAACGCGGCATTCAAAACCCATGTGGCGGCAGCCGCAATGTGAGAAGATACGGAATGAGCAATATTGGCGATCGACGTTGCCGTTAAGGCGCCTTTCAAGGACGTGAACAAATGAATCGCTGTCATAATCCCGGTGAGCATGCGACCAGTCTGAGAATCAAGAGCTCCAAAGGCGTAGGCTAAATGGATTGAATCCATAGCGATGGTGCGGAATGCATAACTCGCCCGGTTCTCAGCTCTAACTGCAATCGAAATCTCATGAAAGCTCAACTTGTGCTCGCCTCCCTTATCGCATCATCAATTGCACGGTTGACATGCTGCACCAAACCAAGCATGCCCAACTCCAGGGCACGACTGAGAAAGCGCCTGGCTTGCATGAAGCGCGTTCCGAATTCAACGAATGCGGCGTAAGATGTCCTGGCGCCAAGTTTGAATGCCCACTCACGAACACCCTCAGCGAAGATAGTGCTGGCTAAGTAGCCGGTCCTTTTGGGCGCCAGATTCTGAGCCCTCGTCTGCATGGCTGAAACCTCAAAATCCAAAGCCTCATCGACACGGCCACGCATGCTCACATCTAACCGGTTGAGCTTAGCCTGCAGCTCAGGAATCCCATACACATCAACTTGCATTTCAACGGACACGATGATGCGCCTCTCTCTTTGCTTTGCCAATTTCCTCCTCGGTTTGGCGGTCAACCTCACTCAGAATCACGACGAAGGTCTCGATGTCCCGGGCTGATTCTCTCCTGATTTCACCAGGCAATTTCCCGAATTCTTTGCAAAGTCGGAACTCGATGAGGGCTGGATGGGGCTTTTGCCTTCGGATGGCTCGGATAAAAAACGCTGCTCATCAGGCGTTATACCACATAGTTTATTGGCTATTTTCGAGAATAACTCGCCCAACTCAATGGGAATTCCTTGATCTTCACCGAGTAATTTCTCAAGGCTTATCGGCTTTGAAGGAGGTTGATCACGGAGACTGGCCCAGATAGTCTCCGCTTGGATGGCAACGAAGTCGCTGCTTATGACTTGCCCGGTGATGTGATGGTATTTGGTCCATTTCTGGATGATGCGGGTGCGTTTCGCCCAAGTGATCTCTTGGAAGACATAGCGGCCAGCGTATTCCTTACCAAATCTTTCGTCTAACTCAACTTGTTCTTGTCGCATTGTTAATCATCTCCATTGTCGCTATTCGGTTTTCAACCGCGTTATTGACATCCTTCAAGACAATGTCTTGCATCCATTTCGGCAACTTCAGAATCCTTTCACCCAGGCTTGCCCAGATCTTCAGCCATTCTTTTCGAACCTTTGCCCTATGCGTCAGATCCAACTGCTTTACTTCGACATTGCTCCCCATGTTTATCCACTTCCGATGACTATGATCACAAAACTGAAATTCCTGAATGCTGGGGTTGCGTCGCTCAAAGTAAGCGTAAAAGTCGCGTCGACATAGCCGCCAACCTGGAGAACTGTAGCCTCTTGATTCCAAGACAATGTCATATAATCTGAGGCATTAACTGGCTGCCAATCCAGAGTTGTCATTGACAGGTTTAAGGGCACATTGCTTTCGTTGAGGATGTAGGCGCTGACGTTTCTGTTCTCGCCGGGCTCCAGGATACCCCAGTCTATTTCAGTCACTGAGACTGTGAAGTTGAGGTCCTTGTAGATTCCGACTCCCACGACCTTCACGGCGGCCTTGTTTGCAATGCGCTGCGTATATTGTTGGATGGCTAAGGTCGAAGCGGAGCCCAAAAGGAAGGCCGCGGCCAAGGCGATTATGACAAAGAGTTTTCTCGTTTCTGTCATCTCCTTACCCGATAACAATGTCTCGAGCGACAAAGGGCGCCTTCAGCGAAACAAGGTCCTCAATCTTCGTAGGCGAACCAACCTTCTCCCACTTGCAGTATTTGAAAAGCGCATAGTTGGCTCCGCCCAAGCCGAATTTGAGGCTGAATTCGGTGTCACTGATTACATCATCATATTCTTGCTTGCTCTCAAACTCAAAAGTCACCTCACCCGAAAGGACCCTGTGGCGCTCCTGCAGATACTTGAGCAGGTGGCCGCTTGTGCTTCTGATCACTGGTACTCTTTTGAGGTTGTTTTCGATAGAGAACTTCCAATCAGTGACTCTTTCAACAGCGGTCAGGCCTGACCCGTCGCCAGCTCCTCGTTGTACATAACTCTCGTGGTAGGGCACGGCTCCTGAATAATCAGCGTAGTTGGCTCCGGTAATTTTCGCGGTTCCCACAGTCAAGTCTTGACCGATTAGATCAGCTGTGGCCTTAACGATGTCTTCGATGGAACACTCAACTGTCACTTTGTCCATTCTAACGCCTTTATGCAACAGGTCGATGATGCCGCTGGCCTTCTCGTAGAAAACCTCAAGGCTCATGGAGTAGAGAGTCGTGATGTACTGTAGGAAGTTAATGGGCGCATCGCTGGGAAGAGCATAAGCCACCCTCAGGTCGACATGTCTTAAGCCTCGACGAATAGTTTTTAGATCCCTGGAACCAATGCCTCTGACTTTGACTAATCCCGGGTCCAGACCAGGTTCAACGTCTGATGCAGTTGCAATGCCGAGCATGCTGGGGTTTGTTGGTGTCTGGCCATAGGTCGATTCTTGTACGTAGTAGATTTTCGCTTCGTGGGCTCCATACACACTCATGATTTCTTCCTCCTAAGTTGCAGGTACATTTTCAAACATCCATCCTATGACTTGGAATTCGGTATGCCACAAAAACGGCTTGACAGACACATCGTCAGCATCGTTGTAGTTGCCGAATTTCACGTGTGTCAAGCCTTCCACGGTCAAAACATATTTGCCATAGTCGCAGTAGAGAACGGCTGCGTCTGTGCCATTGCTCGGATTTGTGGTCCTCGCCAAAAGATAGATGTAGCCAACGCCTGAAGAATCCATCTGGATGTAGTCGGTCAAATTCGAAGTCAGTGTGATTGTAATGGTCTCGTCAGCTCCACCTGACCCAGTTTGAGCGTTTTGCCAAGCTGCGGCCACGTGGTTCCAGACCTTAATGGTGACGCCGTTGCCACCGGGAGCTGTCCCGTAACCCTCAAAACTCAGAACGATTTTTTTTACGTTGTTCTCATGCGGATCATATTTGGAAGTCTCGATTTTGACCTTGAAAAGCATGAGCGCATATTGAAGGTTCACGTTCACGGTTTTTGAGAATCTCGTGTCATCGCTGTACCAGAGATTCTGATACTCAACCTCTGTTAACTCTGTCCAACTCACTGACGAAGGAACCAGTTCCGAGGGTGATCCAGCGTGATAGGCGTCATGTTGACCGCCTATACCGAGACCATAATAATCGTATGTTGTCTCATTAGGCTTGACCCGTTTCTGACGGATTATTCGCAGGATTTCTTCACGCAGTTTAGACCGTGTCCTTGTTGCAGGTTGCTTTCCGGTCTTGTCGACAAGCCAGCAGTCGACTTTGAGGCTTAGAATGCGTTGTGAAAGAGATTGATTGAGATTCAAGGGCTTAACTTGGCTCGGTTGCCGCAGACCCACAGTGACTTGGCCATCGTAGTTTTTCAGGAGTTCGCGGTCATACCATTCGCGACTGACATGGATATTGGCAATGCTGTTGTCATCATTGACAACTCGCATGTTAGCTCTGAGCAGCCTCACAAGCGTGGTGACAGAATCCTCAACTTCAGGCACCCAAAAGCCTCCTACAAACGAGTCGGCGATAGATCGTGTCGCCTTGAAAATCAAACTCCTGGATCTCAGTCACTTCATAGTCTACGCCTTTACGACGGATCTTGTCACGGTGGCGAATGGGAGCAAAAACGTGAAGGACCAGGTAATCGGTGATAATGTAGCCTGCTTCAGGTATGATTTGTTCGACTCTGGCCGGAGAAACTATTGACTTGATGTCGATGTCTTCACCGTAAGAAACTTGGTCAGCTGCTTCCCTCACGGGATAGAGGATGACGTTTTCACCTTTTGATCTTAGAATCTGCGTGAAGCGAGTTATTGGGTCCTCATAGTTTAGAAAGAGTTGTGAAAGCCAAGCAACAGTCGCCGTGGCCCACTTGTTTTCCACATAACTGTAGTCGGCATGTTTTACACCCCAGAACATAAACTCGTCTTGATGTTTGTCAATGATCTTCATGCTGAATTCGAAGCTTGATTTGTCATGGTTTTTGCGAACTTTCCAAAGGATGCCGGAAGTCACGGCGTCGTAGTAATCGCATGCTGGAAAACGACTGAGTACATCTATGTAGCCTGCCCAGCAGACAGCTGGGTTGTAGGCGGGATATTGAGCGCTTGCTCTAACAGTGTTGATGAAGTTGTAGACTTTCTCAGTGGTTAAACTCCAATCCTCATAATCGTAGAGTCCAAGCAAGGCGTAGGCGAAAGGATCATCATAGATTTCGTTTTCGGTTAAGCCGACTCTGTACCATTTTCCGTCTCCTGTTGGAGGCGCTCGATATTCTAAGTATAGGTCCTCAAAGCCTGAGCGTAGGAAGGCCACAGCGTCAGACATCATTGTTTCATATTTGGTTTTGTTGGCCGTGTCGTAGGTTTCAGCCAGCATTTTCAAGCCGATTAATCCATAGAGGTTTTCGATGTCCATTTCATAGAGCCATGAATCGTTAATGTCGACTGCACGGAGAAAACCACCGTAGTATTTGTCATGTATGCCCAGAGGGGGATGCTGCATATTGTACAGAAAAGTTTCACCAGCGAGTTTTGCGGCGTTCAGATATCCGTTTGTGTCAGTTAAGGCGTAAGCCCGCAACAGAGATGGGATAACTCTGGAAGCGTCAACGCTATAATAGGAATTACTTGTCTCAGTGGATTTGAAGCCCCCATAAGCTTTCTTTGACTGGTTAGATGTGTATTGCTGCGTCAGAATCCAATCGGCGAGTGAAACAATTTTGTTATAGATCTCGATTTGTTTGCTGGCGTATTGTGAGTCATAGTAGGCTTGGTACAGGAAGTCGATAGAAAAGGCTGCGGCGGAAGCAGCTCTGCCCCATGTAAGGTCTGGAGTGTTGGGCGGAATGACGTAAAGATAAGGCGCGTAATCAATGATGAATTGATAGTAGGCTTCAGGAACTTGCAAACGCCTTTCCTCCCAAAAAATTGGAATCACGAAAAACGCAACAGCCAGAATAAGGACCAGAACCATAAGAACCAGAACTTTGAGAATGGAAAGTCGCAAGGCCACCACCGTCAGCATAATCGGCTGAACTATTAGTAAAATTCATGCCCGACCCAGATAGACTCCTTTAATACCCCTTAGGATACGTTCAAGTTCAGCCTGCAAAACATCCAACGGCGGAGCCTTACCGAGAACGCTTACGTTTTGGTCTCCAACCGAAAAATTGAGGCCTACAGCTGAGCCGCCAGTAAGATAACAGACAGCGTAGATGGCTGCAAGAACCGTGATGAACTCTTTTTGGGCGTCTGTGCAATCGGCATAGTCGATCGATGCGCCTGTTTCGAGCTCGAGAGTGACTTCGGCTCGCTTGATCATTTTCAAAACTTTTGCGTCTGGAACTTCACTTGACGATACATTCAATATATCACGTACATCATCGCAGGTGGCAGCGGCCAATCAAAACACCACGACAATTGAGTAAAAACTGGAAAGAAGCAAGATTTAACCTATTTTGGGCGAGAGAACCCAGATTTGACGCCTAAGACGAGAGAACTAAGACGAGAGAACTAAGACGACAGGACCCAGATTTCAGACAGAAGAAAGTAATTCGAGGAGTCTTTCGCCTTTAGACGTGATTGTGAATACGCCTCGGCTGACCCGGCTGATATAGCCATTCGCAAACAAGTAATCGTAAAACTGAGTTTTGAAAGTGTTGGATGTTATGAATGGTTTGCATGTGGCTATTGCTTTCTTCTCGATATCAGTGAAGTGAGCGGAACCCTTCTTGAGTAATTCGAGGACACATTTACGAAGGGCATCTCTGTCTTGATCGGTCATCCTCAACTGAGTCGAACCTCCACTGGCAACTGCGCCGACAGATAACCGCATTGTGAGCAGCGCTTCAGAATTCGCATAGGATGCTGAGTGTCGCCCCACGTGGACCCAGACTCTATCTCGATAGGACCGTATGTGCTCGGTGTCAAATCAGGCGTGTAATCGTCCATCTTAGTGTCGTAGGGTCCTTTCCCGTGGTCGCGTGGACAATACTCCCAACAATCACAAACTGCAAGGTCAGCGGGCCGAGGACGTGACAGTTCTCTACCGCAGCGTGAGCATTTGCCAGATGCCGCTCCGACTTTTGTAACCAATTTTATCCACTCGCTATTTGAACCCAGGAGTATGATTCATCCGCAGCCTTCATGCACACATACAACTTATCCGCTTCACCAGGACCGCCTTCAACACGAATCATCTTGCCCCTGTATGTTTCATCTGGTGTGGGCAATTCACCATCTGAATCCAAGCCGATTTTCAGGAATCTATCATCTGTCATAATTAGGTCCGAGCCGCATGAGAAGTCGTTCCAATCAAATTTGAAACGCATCGTCCATTCGATCGCAGATTCTGCAACCCCTTGAGGAGCATCATAAATTCTGAATTGTGGCCCTTCTGTTGCTCTGCAGAGGAATACTAATGATGCTGTTCCATCAACCATTCTACGCCAGTTGAGTCCATCATAGTAAGCGTTAACGGTGTAGTAGGGTCCGTTGGGACATTGATGGAAAATATACTGTTTAGATTTCATGTAAATGTCGTTGGTTGATGGATAGCCAGTTCTAAAAAGAATGTTTAAGGTTTCCAACCATAGATCGCCCGTAATTTTTCTGGAACCATTCAACAAATAAACATCAGGTATTTGGCTTCCGCTGATATTGAGTAATCGGCTTCCATCCCAACGTCTCGGTGTTGTAGTCTCGCCCAGGAAAAGCCCGTCGGCCGCTGGCAGGAGGTCGCTTACAAACTCTGGGCAACCGCTGATAATCAGACGGTTTTAACCCGCAAAGCGTCCTGCGCTATTGAATCTAAGGCTTTATTCAGTTTTTGAAGTTCATCCCAAATTGCCTTAAACGCTGCACCTCTACGCTCAAATTCTGGGTCCGGCATTTATTTTACCTCAACTCACAAAACAAGAAAAAAAAGGGTGAGTTTCGCTCCGGTTTCCACAGAGGCTCTTCAGGAGGCTTAGGTAAGGGTTGTTTTTATGTTTGTCATTCGGGCTACGGCTTTCGTGCGGAGTATGGCGTATCCAATGCGTTCACTGGCCACGATGCCAAAAACACCGTTCTTCGGGTCCTCATAGGGTTCGGTTGTTATGTCTCTTCGAATCAACAGCACGCCTGCCACGGCCTTCTTAACGGCATGCGCGACGCCATTAGTGCAGAGACTACTCTTGTAAATCCTCATGGTTAGGGCCTGTCCAATCAGGCCTCGTTGAAGGTCCACCTGGGCACTTGGCAAATATTGAGCATTAATGAACTCTGTGGCTGTGAAGAGTTGACTGGCCTGCTTAGGATGCAGAATCAAGGCGTCAGGGCTTGGGAAATCCTCGTTCTCAATCGCATCCCAAAGCGTCACACCTAAAGTCCAAGAAAGGACAGCGCCTCCTCCAGCTAAAGCCCCACCACTGGCAAGATCCCCTGCCGCTATGCCAGCGTACAAGGCGATGATTTTCTCGGTCTCAAGGTGAGCGATTGAGCGGCCAAGTTCCTCCAGCTGACGGTTCATAACGTTCCATTTGGCGTCCTCCGCAAACTCACGGGTCCACTCAACACCATCCTTCAGGAGTATATTGGTTGTCACGTCAGCCCAATCATAGCGTTCTCCATGAATACGGACAGTGCCGCCTTCTGAGCCCACGTAGGCAACGCTTTTCTTAGCCCTCGGAAATCTCTCGAGCGATTCAGTTGTCGTCCTGACATCTATGATGTCTCGGGCAATCAGGTTTGGCTTCGCAGCCTCAACAACGACATCGTGAATGCGTCCCAAGGCGCCAGCCATATCGCAAAGAATGCCCTCTTTCATGCCCGTCTTCAGATACTGCATTATGAACGGGTTTCGGTGAGACTGAGCCTCTTTAACCCTGCTGTCAAATTCGGTCTTGTACCATTCTTGGTTAAGCAGTGACTCATGAAGCTTCGGCAAAACAAGTTCAGGCATGGTTCATCACTTCTCCTTTTTCTCCAGCTTCGCCACTCGTTTCTCGAGGTCCAGGATCTTCGCCAAAAGTTGCTGATTGTCCAGAATCGGGAGTTCTTCAGGCATGGTTCATCACTTCGCCACAAGGATACTGATCAGGTCGTCAGCTGCTGCTGCTGACTGTTCTGCAATGCCCAATTTGAGAGTCCAAGAATAACTTGCTGCTCCGCCCTCGTTGATGTCAGGCAAAGCCACAACACGCTTGCTGGCATCGGCTCCCTTTACAGCCTTACCTCGAGCAATAACGCCGCCAGCCTTCACTTTGATCCTGCCACGTGCACATACTGGACATTTGACGCCTATCGCTGCGTCCTTCGTTGCGATGCCTATACAGCTTTGGTCTGCGACAGCTGGAGTAACTTTTCCATCCGACGATAGGTAGACTGGGTCGCCTTTTGTCACAGCGGCTTCAGCTTCGTACTCAATGATCAAACATGCGCTCAACGGGTCGAGAACGTCGCCTATTACAAGGTTTGGTAGCCCTGTGAAATCAGTCATCGATTATTTTCTCCTCGTGTTTGCTTGGCTTTCCTGAGTTCATCCTCAGTACTCGCCGCCATGATTGACACTCATGACTATGATTGTTATTATTCACCGCCGGACGTTTTGGCAGTTTTAGATGTCGTCCGTTTTACAGACGGAGCGTGAGAAGCCTTCGATGTTCTTGCGTTTATTGTGGTTGTTTTCTCGCTTACACATTCACTTCCAAAGCTCAATTGCCTTCCCTCAATACACGTTGAAGCTTCTGAACCATGACGCTCAGTCTGGGACCTTTTCAATCACGCCAAAATCGCGTAGCACTCTTAGTTGTTCACGAATCATCATTTGAGGGCCAGAGTGCCAACTTTTCCAGTTGTGCAGTGCTGGTATAGTTCCTTTTATGGCCTCAGCGAATCTGCTGTATTTGTCTTGCAAGGACGCTACTTCACGTTGCTTTTCCTTCTGAACGTCAGCGAGCTTAGCCTCAGTTTCAACAAGTTTCTTTCGAAGAGAAACAATGTCGGTGCTTTCGCCGGGTTTCTCGTAGCCTTTAAGCTTAGCCTTAACGTCTTCCGGCAAACCCTTGTAAACTGCGTCCTCAGGTTGATAGGCAACTTCAACGCCAGCCGCGAGACAGGCCTTAACGATTTTCTCCATGATTTTCACGGCTTCTTCATGCGTATAGCCGCCAGCCTGCCTGTTGTCGGGTTGATTGAAGTATTTCAGCGCGGCATCCGCATGCTCTTTGTCAACGGGATACCGATAATTCACAGGGTCAGCAAATTGATCATCAGGAATATCCTTGAATTCATTCGGCTTAGTTAAGTGACCATCAGTTTTCACGCCTATGCCATACTTCTCAGCTCGGGCCTTGGCTGCTTTCTGAAGTTGTTCCCTTTCGTCGCTTTGTCCGTTTCCTTGAGCGTTTCCTTGGGCTTCACTCACTCCGGCAATCACGAATGATAAAGCTCGCCTGTATGCTTCCAACTCTGAGCGCAAGGAGTCTTGTTGCGCCCAGATTTCCTGTTTTTTCGGGTCAACCTCGGCTGTGATCTTGGCCTCTTCCTCTTTCAAAACATCAAGTTGTTTCTTCAGGTCCTTGATTTTGGCTTCGATGTCTTCTTTCGACATTGGCTGCTCTTTCATGTTAGCCATAGTCTCGAGAAAGACAATTCTTCCTTCCAATGTTTTGGGTTTGAATCCTTCACTCACGTTTTGTTTTCCTCCAATCGTCTGCGAAGGCTCCGCATGTACGGATTCACCTATCGCCGAAGGAGAAGAACCATGACGTTGACCCGTCAAAACGTCTAACTTAGCGTTTATCACGTTGATTTGGTTCAAAATCCGTTGAATCTGATTTTCAAGGGCTTCGACCCTTTGATCAATTGTCTGCGGTGGACTGGCAACCAGCTGCTCCATAATGCCATTCCACAATTTGACAAAGGCATCTCTGTCCCCTGGCGGAAAATGCTTCAAAAAGTGCACGCTGGTTAACTCGAAGTTTCTGGCCGCAACTCCGTCAACAAACTCTACCTTGCCACCTGGCCTAAACCAATCAAGTTCAACGCTTAAGCCCTTGAAGGCTTTATTCCGAATCTGCTCGGCGACTTTGTCGTCAACCAGACCCTCGAAGGCAACACCATTCTCCTTATGGTCATAGTAAGCCTGAGTGATCACATTTGGCGGCGGCAAAACATAGCAGTGATCAATTCCGAAGGGTTTACCAACAAGCGTCGGCGCAGCCAGCTCCAACTCTTCCTTGAGATAGACATGTGTCATGCCCTCCTCAGGATGAAAGATCCGTTTCGGATGGATTGCAACGCCTGAAACCTTGTTTCCATCAAGTTTGATTGATTCGCTAAACAAGTGTAGTTTTTGGGTCTCAGCCTCGCCAACATACAAAGGCTTACCGGCATCCTTGAAGCTTTTAGTGCATATGGCGAAGGCACTATTCTTGTCATGACCCTGCTTCATCACGTCTTTCGCGCAACTGTCAAACTCAGGCGTGTGCTGTTTGTTTCCTGGCAATTTCCTTTTCAACCTCAACTACCTGTGATGGAACCGGCGCCTGCTCTTCCTCAAGCGGTAACTTAGCCACTTCACGCAAAATCTTCCTCAATTCATCAGATCCGATAACGGTTGGCATAACCTTCAAAAGCTCAGTGACTTGCCCCAAAATCTTAGACAGCTTATCGTAATCGAGAGTTTCAGGCAAACCCCAGTTTAAGCGGACCTGAGCCTGCTTGGGATCTAAACCTGCGCCAGCCACTACACGATCAAAAAGATAACGTTCAACGCCCCTCTTCAGAAAGCGCTGCAGGGCGAGGACCCTGCGTTCTGCGATCTCGAGGGCGGCGTTGGCGCTTGCCTCCGTAAATCCTGTCTTTGTGACCAGCTTGGCCAGCGGAGTCTGCAACCCCAGAACGAATTCATCCTCGAGCGTTTCAACGTAGAAATCTAAGCCGCGCATGCGTTCGGCAACAATAGGCGTAACTTCCGCTTTGGATCCTGCAGGCGGATTGAAAACAAAACGGGCTCCACGACGTGGAATAGTCTTAAGCTGCGCCATGTAATCGTTAAGTTTCTCTTTGCTCAGTCCTGGAAAACTCCACAGCTCGTTCGGGGCTCCAAAGGTGAAGATTGTGTCTGCCATGCCACTGTGAATCTTGCCCTTGATCTGGAAGAAGGGTTCTCTTTGTTCGCCGTCGCCGATGTCCAACGGAGTGCACAGCGACTGTAGGATCCCAACGCCGAGAGGGTTAGCGGTTAAAACGTTATAGGCTAACTGAATAATCTCGTCGCCGGGAATTTGAGGCGGCTCCCTCTTCCAGTCCAACTCGATTCTTTCGAGATTCCCTTTAGAATCGAATTTGACTCCTTGGTCCTTGATTATCTCCAGTGGCACAGTGTTCAGAAACTCAATTTTCTTCGGGTTACCCACCCACCAGAAAACGTTGCCCCATCCAACAAGGTATCTGGCGCTGGCCTGCAAAACCTCGTCGAGGCCAACCTGGTCACAAAATTCGTCAACGATTTCCTTCGCGGTTTTGCCCTCGCTTTTCTCCTGGTACTCCTCATTCGCCGTCGTATAGAAGCCTTGACCAGCGATTTGATCAGCGAGAAAATCAATGCTTGCCCTGGCAGCCAGATCTCCCAGGTAAACGAGAGTCATCGTCTTGAAGCCGACTTCAGGCGAAACACCCATAGCCTTCTCAGTTTCAGTGAGAAACAGCACTGCCTCATGAAAACGAGCCTTAACGCGATTAACCACGTTACTTAGAGGGTTAGGCAAGTTTGGGGCCAGACCAGCTCGGATAAGGTATCCGCATACTAAGCGGTTTAAGATTAGTCATGGAAACAAAAAGGAGTTATTATCTCAAACACGATAATAGCGTATTTAAGCCAATAGAGCCAAATTTAGAATCCGATTGCCAAAATGTCTCTAACGGAAAGAGAACGCCGAATTTTGCAGCTCGCCAATCAAGGACAGTCAGACTACAAGATTGCACGGGAATTAGGGTGCGATCCGCCGAACATAAACAGAGCCAAGAAAAATGGGCTGAAAAAACTTGAAGCTGCAACAAAAGACCTGGAATGGGCGAAAGTCCACTGCCCGAAACTGCTGGGAGCTCGCGCGTAGATGTGCACCGCGAGATGTTCTTCGTAAGCCTGAAGGAGGTGAATGAGCCTATGCGAAAAATCCTTGTGTTCGCCGTCGTATGGTTCGCCGTCGTAACTACGGTGGCGATTCCCGTGGTCGCCGTCGCAGCGCAGGGTGAACCAGTCACCACGGGAATAACCTGGAGCGCCTTTGTGTGGACGTTTGTCGGCGCCTTACTCTTCATCTTGGGCGGCTGGTTGAAAAAGACGCCAGCCGAGAACTTCAGCGGTTCCAAAGCTGTACAAACCCTCGTAATCGCGCTGCTTGTAAGTTTGATATCGATTGCCTTCAACATTCCAGCAGCCGAAGCCCTAAGCATGCTTGATCAATGGATTGCGGGTTTCATACAGCTCACAACCAGTACCGGATTAATCGCACTCATAGAATTCTGGAGACAAGTGATATGGCGACGACTACACCCAGCCCAGGCGCCAGGACCCCCAAAAACGTAGGAACGCCAGACGACACCATAGACTGGTACTTCCCATTCAGCTCCAAAACACCCAACTTTTCACGATGTACGTTAGTAGAATCTCTCCAGAATCTACGGAGATTCTTCAGCTCGCAACTCCCATAATGACACGAATATAAACCCAGCTCCAGCAACGAAGTAATATAATGCTGTTGCTATGATGAAATAAAGAGCCAATATATTCTGAGGGATTCCTAATCCTATCACTGATGCAACAATTGAGATTATGAACATAACGCCATTTCCCATGCCATCTCTACGCATTTTCCTGAGTGAATGCGTTGATTTCTCAATTTTTTTATCTAAGATGGCGATGTACTCATCTTCACCAGATCCCTTTATAGCCATGGAAAATTTAATTCCTTGCGCTTGAGCAGCCTGCTTTAATATTTCGAATTTCTGTCGCTCAAGAGAATCTCGATCATTATCCAAAGAGGTGAGAGCATAGACAAGGATTATGCCCCAGAATCCCAACATTCCGGCATCTATTTCAATTAGGGCTTTCAATATTGTGGGACTTTCGGGGATGAGCAACGGAGAAATGAACATCGAGAGAATGAAAAGCAATCCAAAGATCAAAGCATATAACATCTGAGAGATTACCATACGACGTTTTTGAATTGCTTTCAATATTTTCAAGATGGGCGCCCTTCATTTTTCGCTTTTCTTAGTTTTCAGCTATTTTAGATTTGCCACATCCTCTATTTCTTCCTTTGTTGAGCCCTAAACGTGATCTTATTTAACGAATTCAATAGAAGTCTGAACTCTCGCCTTCTTCCATGTTGCCTCGATTTCTCTTTCCAATAAACTCAAAGGTCCTTCCTGCTTTCACACAATAAATCATGTATTTATCCGCCAAGCCTATGGCGTCGGTGTCAAATCCTTTGTCAGAGACAAGCATCAGCATATTTGGAGCCCATGTTTGAACACCTGAGTGTTCTTCGTTCAGGTCCTTAACATCTCTTGCTGATTCAACGAGTTTAGTGACGTGAGACCGCTTTACTGTGTAGGCTTTACACTCAACCCAAATATGATGTTTGAAAATTAACCCCTTGGTAGCATAAACATCAACCTCGTACGGTCTGGCTGCCACTTTGCCTCGTGCTAAGACTCTTTTATGACAAGTATAACCCTGCTTTCGCAGCCAGCCGGCAAGTCTGTCTTCGAGTTTTTTTCCAGTTTCATACGCTTGAGTGCCTCTTGCTTTTTTCTTTCGGCTTTTCATGGCAAAAGTCACGAGGACATTAATTATTGAGTTAGAAAATAAGATTTGCGTTCATTCTTTGAGAAGAAAACCGGCGTGAACATTAGGCCATAATTCACGGTGCTTCCGTCTGAAGCTCCAACTCTTCTTTTTCAGCAGCCCTTTTGATTCCTTCGCCCCAGCTTTCAAACATAAACTTCGTCAACGCCCACTTATGACCTTGCTTCTCAGCTGCATTTTGACCCTCGAGTTCCTTCTGGAGCCGCTTGTTCATGCGCAAAATACGACGGCTAACCTGGAACCGGCGAACCTTGAAGCCCGTAATCTCCAGTTCAATCGAAATGTCTTTCGGTAAGGCGCCCTGCTTCCCAGCTTCACGGAGTATATGCAATATCTCCTGGTCGATTTTATCCCGCACAAGGACCGCTGTGACAAAGTCTTTTTCGAATTCGAGCAGCCTCGCCTTCATGAGCCCGTGGTAGATAGCCAAGACTGTTTTCTTGACAACGCGCATATCCAGCGTTAAATCGTGTAGCTGTTCAGCCTGGTATTTGATTCTGCCTACTTTGTCGGCTTGAGAACGCTTCTTTTTGGGCGGGTTTATTGGTGTAGACGCCATAGGTTGCTCAATTTCCATTACGCGGTGCACATCCCAATGTACATAGTAAGTTCATGTCGGTAACATCGAAACTTCGTTGATGTGGATGGCGTGCCAAACAACATTCTACGAAGTGCTCGAAAGAGGCTCAAATTGAGCTTTGTTAAGCTGAAAGAGGCAGAAATTAACCCGATTGAACTTTCCATGCAGATTTGGCATTTTTCATCCGACGTTTTCATCACCTTTCTCTGCAGAAATCAGCCCAGGCAGCAAAGAAACCACGGTCATATTCTCCGTGCATGCGACTCTGGCTGTGCTTCAGGAATTCCTCTCGATGCTGCTGCCGATCGGCGAGGTTATTGATGAACAAGCGCCGGTCGCCGCTCTCCAATCCTAAGAGCATGCCACTCAAGGCCACAAAGTAACCGCGCTCCCATTCATCGCGCTTTAACCTACTCTGGATTCTCGACAAGATTATCTTCGCAGCTTTGAAGTTCCTGTTCTGCAACAGCTGAAAGAAACGATGAACATGACCAGAAGATAACACCACGTACATTCAGGGCTCCTTCTTTTTTCGGAGTTGATTATGTTGGCAGCTGTAACAGGCCACGCCGAGGATCCAACTGCCACCGTGTCGAGTGCAATGTACTCTGCCTTCACTTGTGGCGCCGTTAATGAAGGCGCAGAGCACACGTATAGGGCTTTTTTGAGCATTTGGCATGTACGTCGTGATTTTCATGTTTGGGTTTCCCTCTTCGTGGCGTTGATTGTACTCAGCCATAGCTTTAACGAAGACACGGCTACGCCCCCGAGATCCTCCTTCACGCTTGGCAATCTCCAAGAACTTTTCCAAAACCGATGCATCATCAGGACCCACGGAAAAGCTGATGGGAATAGCAAGACGATTAATTAATAATTTATTTAATAATTCTCTTCTTCTCTTCTCTTCTCTTTCAGGAGGCGTTTCCCGTGGTGATGCGAGGTCAGCAGCCAAAGAATGATTCACCTGACAAGCCTGATTTTCATTTCGTCGACTATGCGTGAAAGGAACCGAAAAGCAGCAATTTCTTTCTCTGGGTCCATGACCTGTATGTTGATGATGTTTGCTGCCGCCACAGGGTCCTTGCTCCGTTGGGAAAGGGGGAATTTTGGGTCGGTTTCCCAGGTGGCACAGGCTTTGAAAGCTACGAGGAGTCCCCAGTCGTCTTCGTGTTCTGCTCTGGCTGCCGCAAACACAAGCGCGATCAACGGGTTGCTGGACGCGTACACATAGCTGTCAAGTTTAGGCAGTAGACCGCGCTGCTCAATGGACTGTCGACGTCGGGCGCCCGTGCCATGAAAGAGGACCTGGACAGCCAAAAAAGTCACCTAAGGATATTCGTAATCTTCCTCTTCACTCTCGCAAGGATCAGGTCCGCCCATTTTCTCGCAATAGGCAGATCCGCAGTCTGGGCAGCGGTGACAATCACAGTCGCAAGAGCTTTCAATATCATCCATGCCGAGAGGGCCGTGACAGTTTTCGCCCAGACCCGAAGTGCAATATCTGCAACCCATCAATAATTCTCCTCTTCATCTCTCCAATCGTCAATGATATCCAGCGGGAAATATTCCTCGCAAACTGAACAGTAACCACCATCAGAGTCCATTTCAAGCTCAGTTCCACACTTGCCACAAAAAGCAACTTTCACCATCAGCAATCATCCTCATCGTCGAATTCATCAAGGCACCAATCGCAAAAAGGCGCCTCAGGACAATTCCAACATTCCTGATTACAATGCGGTGGAGCATCATCCTCTTCCCAAGGATAACTCACAGGTTTTCCTCCGTGTTTTCTTGTGGTCTTAGAACCCGTTTTGCGCACGGTTGACAATGCACTTCGGGCTTTCCCTTGATCGTGAGAGTGTACGTTGGCTCATTGTTTGGTATGGTTCTGCCACATTTGGAGCATCGCGGCTCAACCGCTGTCGACTGTGGCGCCGGCGAACCAAAGAAACCGTCAAGAGTTGTGCTCAAGTCAGTAGTCTCCCAAATCCCAATCCGGATCTTCTTCGGGTTCATCCCAGTCTTCTGGCTCAAAATCGTCATAATCGCTGTCACGATAGTAGAGCCAAGCTTTTTGTCGCATACCTTCCTCGTATTCGATGTCCGCCCAGAACTTGGCGAAATTCTCAAGGTTCCAATCGCTGGGACAGCTCATTTGACTTCAATCTTCCTCTTTGGTCTCTTAATCGGCTTCTCAGGCTCAGCGTACGGGTCAGGAAGTGGAATCGGGTCTCCCATCAGCCTTCAACCTCTTTCTCAACTGACGTATTCAACTTGGAATCCCTTTTCCTCGAGCGCCAGGAACCGGCTGCTGAATTGGTCCAGCTCCTGAACCGTCATGATGACCGTGTGGCTGATCTCGGGTTTTACCGAGTGCAGCAATCGGTAGGCACGTTGAGCTTCCTGCCGACGTGAACCGCCCAGGAACTCGACTTCAACTGTGCGCTCCAGATCCTTGATGCTTATGCCTTCATCTCCAACCCGGCTCACGACTGTGATCAGGTTCTTGTTGATGGTCTCGAGGCGGTCTTTCGTGTTCCCATACACGAACGGTAGGCTGAACTGTTTGGCGATTTTCTCTCCGGAAGCGATCAGCTCAACGAAGACGAGTGTTTTCATCGGAACCTTCAACATGTCCTCGAGAACAGCCATTTTGTCTCGGTCGTTGTTGACGACTTTAACCGTGATCTTAGGTTTGCGGATGGCTTTGAGTCGCATGAAGTGTTCCCAGGATAAGCCGACTGGATATCCTGTCAGCGCTATGATGAGGTCTTCTCTGCCATCTTCCCTGTAAGGCGTTGCAGACAGGCCCAGCCGATATTTGCTGTTTACGGTGGCGAACCGGCTCCACACCGGCGCTGGCAATCTGTGGCATTCGTCAAAAACCACCAGATTGTAATCCTTGCGGATTTTGTGAAAAGCCTGGTAAGTCAAGATGTCGACGTCAAAGACGCCGAACCTGCGTAGATAGACGAGCCACTGTTCGCGCTCACTTACGTTCGGAACCACGACAAGTTTGGAGCCCTTGACCATTTTGCAGAGAGCAGCGCCAAAGTAGGTCTTGCCTTGACCTCCTGGCCAATAGAGACCAATGGCACCCCACTTCAGAAAGGCATCGTAAGCCTCTTTCTGGTGAGGCTCCATAACGAAGCCTTCAGGCACCGGATTCAAATCTTCAGGATCCACTGGCTGAGGTGTGAAGGGCAAATAGCCATCTCGAATGAGGTCACTGATCAACTGTCGCTCATAGCCTTGTTTGATGCGAAGTCCAAATTGATCTTTTCTGGTTAGATGCTTACGGTAGCGCTGCCAAGTTTCCTCCTCCATACCCGCAGGCGGTTTAAGTAACCCGTCGACCACTTTCAATTCAACGGCTGGTTGAAGGCCCAGTCTGCTTTCGATGTCAGCTGGAAGTGGAGTTAACCAACGTACATAGCGGTTGATGACGAATACGTTGAAGCTGGGCGTTTGATATTCCAGCCAGCCGACTTGCATGTCAATGAAGCGTGGAACAATCACATACCAACTGTTTTCTCTTCGCGGCATCAAGAGATAGGGCTGCTGCAGGAAGTTTCTGAGGGCTCCTTCATCCAAATTTGGGATAGCAGGCATCTTCAAAGATTCCGCTTGCTTCGCCTGCTGCTCCTGGAGCTGCCGAACCAGCCCTTGAAAGTCGTCTATCGCTTGCCTGGCAGCCTCAAGCTTTTCATGAGCAACGTTCCACTTGGACAAGATCTCCTCAGTCACGGTGCTTACTCCGTTTGGCTATTTCCTTTACTCTCTAAAACCAGGTCGACGCCCTTCTCAGTTACGAAGCTCTCGAGAGCGAAAGTTCCGAACCAACCTTTATGTTGCGGTCTGTAGTCGAGTAAGCCCATTCGTGTCCCGGCGTCTTCCAAGATCTCTTTCAGTGTGGCCTCAATTCCGTCTGGCAGCCGTTTCGAGTCGTAGACAATCTCGAATTTGGCGCTCCACTTCGGCAGTTTTGCTCGTCCTTTGAGGACTCGCTGTTTCTGTATGACTACGGCTCGCTCGTCGATTTCGTACTGGTCTGTACCCAGAGGAACCTTCTCAGGTTCAACCCGCATCGTTCCAGCCAACAGACTTGCCAGACTCATCCTACGGAGCCTGTACTGCCCCGCCGTGTTGATGATCATGCTGTGCAAGGCTTCTTGTGGGATGTACAGCTGCTTTTTGCCGTTGATTTCTGCTATGTATGCGCTTTTCGCCGCGTCGTCAGCCGTGCTATACCGCTCCATTTTCATTCTGCTTTTCGACTTCAAACTCTCTGGATTCAGACGGTTCATCAACAGAGGCGTTAAGCCCCTGATTTTCACGTCTATTTTCTTCATATTTTGACTCATTTTTGGTAACCTCCGTACCCATGAATACCGTACCCTACCGGACTGAACATAGCAGGACCCCGCCTAACCAGGCCTATCAGGACTCTACCAAAAAACGCCGAGGCTCGCCTCGCAATGCATCGCCCAACTTCACCGGACCATACAAAACCTAAATAGCGCCTGAGCATGCCTCGCCCAACCGCACGTAACCGTGCAAAACCAGACACTACCGTTCGACACCTAACAATCCCATGCCTCGATGAGACCTTAGCCTGCATTACTAAGGAGTACTTCACAGGACCAAACTTCACCACACTGTGCAGTGCCTCGACACTCCAAACAACACCGCAATAAAACCTCACCTTAGCGTACAGTGCCCCAATGAACCCCACGGCACAAAGGAGGACCTCGCCAAACCACGATAACACCTTGCCATGCCAGACAAAGCCCCGCTCCACTGTAGCCCTCCCAGCGCAACCGGACCTCAGCATGAAACGCCAAACCCTGCCAAGCACCACTTGACCCAGGCGGACAGGACTCCTCCCCGCCACTCCAAGCCATACCTCAAAAAACCGCGCCATGCGTTGCCTAACCGGGCAGGACAGAACAGTACCATACAATACAAGACCTCGCAATACCGAAATGAAACCGTGCCCAGCATCACGCCACCATGCAGGACTACGCCATACCGGACCTCGCAATACCGAGATGGAACCCTGCTTCACCTTACGTTGCCTATCAGGACAGGACCTCACGAAACCTAACAACGCCAGACCTCGAGACAGAACGCCTTGCCATACCAGAGAGGACAGAGCCGAACTCCACAAAACCCCGCCAAGCAACCCCTGACCATGCATTAGCTTAACCATAAAACCGCACCTTCCCCAAAGCCTCTCGACATTGTAAAACCAAATTCCTGAAGAATTCATCATCCGTGGGGATGCAACCTGACGTTGCCACGTCACGGATCAGCATCAACGCCTTCTTGAATTGGACCAACTCGCGGCCGTTTGGCTCTTTAGTGCAGTAGATGTTCTTGCCGCAGGGCGCCTTCAAAACCTTGATCGGCGCAGCAAATTCCCTATAGATCTCTCTGGCTGGAACATGCGTCAACGCAACAATATCCTTGACGTCAAACTTGAACTCTTTCAGCCGCTTAACGCAGCCTCTAACTTCATCGCCGCTAAACGGTCTTCCATGATCAATGTTCCATTTGACGGCTTCAGCGAACAATGCAGCTGCACTTTCAAAAGGCAGAACCAAGCAGTCGACGTCTGCCAGCTCCAATTCCTGGCGAGATTTGATGCGGTGCATTCCATCCACGATGATTTTCTTTCCAGCCAACAACCCGATTTTGACGGATGGAAAAACTGAGCCAGCCTTCAAAGCCTTAGCGTATCTATGAACAATGCTGTAATCAATGCTCTTGCGAGGATAAAACTTCCAATCAAACACCAAATCACTAATCTTCTCACGACTCACAGGCGCCTTATCCCAATCTTTGCAGCGGTCAAGGACTTGGCGCCGCTGTTCTGAGGTCAGTTTTGCGAGCCTCTTCTGGTCGATGGCTTTCGGCCTCAAGCCGTAAAGATGCTGAGCATATTGGGCGGTGGCTGCCTGGGCTTGTTGCTGTTTACGCCCAGGACCCGGCTCCGCACTATTCGAGCGCGACTCTCCCATCCAGCCACCTCACTTTTTTGCGATTTTCTTTCTTCCGACAGTTTTTTCGTCTGTGAAAAGCCAGTAGAACAGGCCTGCTCGTGTGACTTTGCCATCGTGTTTCTTCAGGTCTTCGAGCATGGCTTTGAAGTCGGTTGTGTCCTGGAATTCCGCTTTTTCGTAGGGCCCTTTGGTTCCCTCTTGCTCCATCCATCTAATGTTCGCAGGGTTCCACTCGCCTAATTCTGCCTTGCTGAGCCAGTTGAGGTAGGCGTCGATTGCTTCAACCGCTGTTTGCAGGCCGTTTCTAACATCGGAAAGCATCTTACCCAATTCTAAATCAGCTGTCTTTTCCGCGGCTTTCTCCTGGTTCATTTAGTAGACCCCGCATTGATTGAAGCGTGCTCCGAAAGCAATTTGGACAGCCGTTTACTCTTGGCCTCGACCCGTCTGGCCAGTTTCATCCCAAACTCTGGGCTTACCTCGAGCAGGCGCAAAACAACTTTTATCACCAGCTCTTCGCTCTCAGATTTCGGTCTGGTCCAACCACGCCCCAGCAACTTCTGTGTCAACTCATCGCTGTGAACAAAAGCGTCGACCAGATCGCAGACGTCGTTTTCCGTTAGGAAGATGATGGACGCCCCAAAATCCTGGTCTGCTGGGCTGGGCTGCACGACCATGCCTACTCCGTAGCCGTCTATCGGGCGGTCAGCTCTGTAAGCAGCTGGAACCTGATCAACTGGAAAGCCTTTGAATTCGCCGTCGTAATTCCGGTGCAGAATGGCGCCAGCTGTGTCAAACACCTGATTTTTACGGAGGATGATGACTACAGCTGACGGTTTCATCGTGACTTGAGAAACTCCCTTCAGGTTGCGGCTTTCTGTTTGGCGTAGTTGAAGAGTTCGGCGATGGCTTGCTTGATGAGAGGGTGTTCACGAACCTTCTTCTTGATCTCTGCCCAATCCTTGTCGCATACTCGTGTGAAGGCCACTGGTACAGGAACTGTTAGAAAATGGCGTTCTGGAGCTCGCTTCTTAATACAGATCTCACACAGCTGAGCAGCTGGCACTGGCGCCATCAAAGCCCTTTTGTCGATGTGTTCTGGCTGCCGCGTCCTCATTTGTCTGGTTCCCAACCTTTTTCTTTTAGAAGGTCTTGGATATCCTCAAGAAGGCGCTGTGCTGAGTCGACCGCGTTGACAATCTTCACGATATCTGCAACGCTTAGGACTCCTTTTTTCTGCTCCACCGTGGCGAGCTTTTTCTGGTCTATTGTTTTTGGTTTCAGACCATACAGATGTTCGTGGTATTGGCCCGGCTTCGCCGTCGTAGGCGGCTTCGGTCCAGCAGCTGCGAGATCTGTTCTTCTTCGTCGAGCAACACTCAA